GCGCTCGCTGCCGCCAGTTTCTTTGCCTGCAACATTATTGTCGTTGTCGAATACAACTTGCCCAGCGGTAATTACACCACTCACCAACAAATCCCCATCAGCCGGACTGCCCACCGCAGCACTCGTTCCTATACGAGCAGACTTGCTGTTCAACTGCTCAATCGCAGTTATCTGCTTCACCCCACCAGCGGCAGTTCCGTCTGCCGTCACCGTGTCGTTGCGATTGCGTACTATGTCGGATTGGGTAGGGTTTGCGTAAGAAAAATCGAAATCTGCGACGCAGCCGATTTCGCGCACATACCAGTTGTCGATTGTTACGACATTGCTGGCTGCCATTGAGTCTAGCTGTAAGTATCCCCCCGCTGCGCTTGGCAGTCGTTGAGTAAATTCTATCTCGTAGTTTACGAGACTAGTCGTTAATGCGCTAGAGTAGGTGTCGTTTACCCCGTCATTTATTTTCAACCTCGCACCGCTTGAACCTCCCGTATATTTAGCGTCGACCGTGAGTCGGTATTTCTTGCCGACTGTTAAATCTGTTGTGAGGTCGGAAGCATTCCGCAGATAGTTGTAAGCACCTCGGTGGTCGTCAACGTAAGTAATTACTAGCGCATTGGCGACATTGGCAATCGTGTTGTTTGGATTTGCCGTCCAGCTATATGTCCCGCTTGTGAACACACTTGCCGCTGCGTCAACCAACGAAATCTGACTCCCCCATTGATCGGCGTAATCCAGCGAGGCCGACTCGTATACGGAGGTTATCTCGGCTTGGGATAGCGATTTATTCCACGTTCTGAATCTGTAAAAAGTTCCCAGTACCGTGTGGCCGGTTGTAGTGTCTCCAATTGTTCCAGCCGCTATGTTACCAGACCCTAAATCAATTGCGCTTGCACCACTAATACTAGTTGAAGCTACCTCGTTGGCGTTTTTATAAAGCGATAGGTTTCCACTTCTGTCGAAAGAAAACGCGTAGTGTGTCGGCGCGTCATAGTCTGCCGACATATCGTATCCTAACGTGTAAGTTCCTACATATGCCCCAGAGTTATCAATAAAAACTATTTTTATATCGTTTGCAGAAATGTCGTTGTAAAAATAAACTCTATTATTTCCGGTAATTTGAGAAAGATAAATGTAGTTATCGTTAGTGTTATCTCCGCTTTGGTTGAGAATAAACTCAATCGAAAAGTCGCCCAAACCAAACTCTGCACCGGCAGAATTAGCTAGTGTGATGTATCCTCCATCCGAGAAGTGCAGTCCCGCACCATCGGTGGAGTTGATCAGCGAGGTTGTTATCTCGCCGGGAGACGGGTTCTTTTTAATTATATTTATAGACATAGCTTAATATAAGGAACCTACATTTAGTTCGTCATTATTTAGTGCAACATAACCAAGACCGTCACCGGCTGTTACATTCTCAACAGTAAACTGGTCTAATGTATATTCCTTATTATTAATTCCATCTATAGAAACCATATCCCCCGGCTCTACTGGAATCTTAACAGTTCCAAATCCAAGGTATACAGTTCCAGAGTTTACTGTCTTAGCCGCTTTATGGCCAACCACCAGTAGTGTATCTGCCTTAACGCTGGCAGCGCCTAGCGCCGAGCTTCCGGCTGCTCCCGCATTCGTTGTGTAGGCCGTAGCTAAATTAATATCTGCCATGTCGGTATTGTGTGTTATTTAGTTTCTGTTTCAAATTGTTAAGCATCCATTATGTTTTCTTCTACTGTTATAGGCTTATGAAGAATAGTTACAGCTCTATGACTTCCAGTACTTAATCCATTATCAAGTCGTAATGCCATAGTAGTTGTTCCGGTCGTACCAGTTAAAAGGTCATTATCCAAAGCAGCGCCGGTTAAATCTAATTCACCTACAAAGGTCTGGGCGAACTTAGCTATAAGAGTACAACCAGCCGCACTAGCATTAGCCGTAACCTCTATAGTAGTCGGTCTGCCTGTCGCCGGTTGTGCCACTCCGCTGGTGTGCGCTCCCTCGTCATATATCCTAACCGCTGCGACTACTCCCGATTCAACGGCTGCGACTTCTACCTTGGCAGCTTCTACTTGTGTGCCGTTAGTAACCTTTAATATATCTCCTACTGTATAATTCGTCCCGCCAACCAGTACTGAACAGTCATGTAACCGTTGCTCTGCTGTTAGACTAATATCTGTATTGCCAAGATATTTAGTTTCTGAAGCATTTGTTAAGTCTCCAAAGTTGAACTTGCAAGTTGTGTATAATGTACTTGAGGTAATAGGGTGATAGGGATTCCCGCCCATGCCAGCAAATAGGTTTCGCATTAATGGGTATACCTCAATGTTATAACTATCGTCTTTTATAAACGATGGCAGGGTAGGTGACGATGGGTCGAATGGTGATGTAACCAGCCGCTTATCATGCACATCTACAAATAATCTGAGTGAATTAAGGCTACTCATTCAAAAGCGAGTCTAAGGCTTATTAATCCTGTTTCAATATGACCAATGGATTAACGGTTAAAAGTGGCTTAGAACGCATCCTAGGGCCAATAAACGCCTGTCTAAGCTGAATGAGTGACGGGGGCTGTTGTCTGAATGAAGAATGCACAATGATGATGCTCGTCTGGATAATGAAACGATTGGTCGGTAGTGATGCTGGTTAATGACTTGCTGACCGTGGCGCTTATCTCGCTGCCAAAGGATGGAGGCCAAGTCGTTCCTTGGTCGTGTTTGTGAATTGGGTCTATTGATATCTTGGCTCTAGCAGCCGTATTAGTTCGGCTAGAGTCAATGCAAGTAAATACAAGCCCATGATTTACATAACGGTTATAGTCAACTGGCTGGTACGGGTAGTTCCTTTTTAATCCAGAACCATTGAGCTCAGCAATAACCTCTTGGCCTTCGCTACCCATTCCCCAGCTATACCAATTACCAGATATATAAGCCTGTCTTACTCGGCCTTTCCAAGTTGCAGATTCTCCGCTGTTGTTAGTTGTGCAGAAGCCGGTTTCAAAGTAATACGAAGGAGCCGTGGCCCCGTTGGGATACAGATAATCACCAAACCGATAAGGCGCTGCCAGTTCTTCAAAACGAAACTCAAAGCCAAGAGCCAAGGCGCGGGTCTTTACATCGTTAATAGTTACCCATCTAAAAGCATCTATAGTTTCTAGCTCTGTCTTACCATTCCACCAAAGCCCATTAGCCAAACCAATAGTATTATTAGCGGCTGCGGATATAGCTGTAGAGCTTGGGAAATCTGCTTCCGTTTTTATGGTTACTCCTAGTGCCGTATATAAATCATGCTTGTCGCTGTTAACTTCAAAGCCTTCATATAAATCTAGCGGAGCCATTCCGTAACCGCCACCAAGGTCAAACAGGTAGCCGGTGCTTGGCATTAGTTTCTGGTCTCCGAAATAAATCTCGTCTATTGCCAGCGGTCTAATCTTGTCTGCCTTCTTTAGTATAGTTGCGAAATCGTTATAGTGTTCTTTTAATAGATTTAGCCTGGTATATCCTGACGGTGTTATAATCTGGTTAAGTGAAGAATCTGTTTTGCTATCTTCACATTCTTTTATAGGGTCGTTAATTAATGTTCGCGGATAGTTAGGGTGATTAATTTCTCCACCATCAAAATCTCCATCACTTACTTTCTGGTCTATATCATTTGTTTGAAATGCTATTTCTGTTTCTACTAAACCTCCTATAACAGTTTGGCTAACATCGGCGCCGGTTGCACTTTCTTCTTTAGGGTCATCAGAATAGTCGTTATGTAAAAAGGTTTCTGTACCAGCCGTGATAGGCGTGGCGGTTTCATATAGTCGAGTCTTGCGCGGCCCCTCAAACATCCTATGGAACTTATGAGTATCTACAACATGACGATGGTCATAGTTACCAGAATTAAAAAATGAATCCTTCCACATTGTTGGCCATCCAGATGTATAACCGTATAGATAGTTGGCTTGTCCGTTTGGGTCTGACCCTGCATAGCTTGCTCGATGTAGCCGTAATGCTATTTGCCACTCTTGGCTTACTGATATATACTGGTTGAGACCGTCTACAACTAACTCAAGGCGGTAATCAGTTGACAAGCCACCTAGAAAACCCTCCGAGTTCCCGCTGCCCTTAATACTAAACTTGTCCCGCCACAAAAGGTATGGGCCTTCAGTAGTTAATATAACCGACCTATCGTCGGCGGTGCTTGAACTGTAAGAAGTTAAATCCGACTTTAACTGGCCGACTGTCTTTGTCCTGCCTGTATATGCTATACCGCTTTGAGGCGTTGCTAAATTTGCCAAAGAGTCGGAGGCTTTAGGGATAGCAGTTGGTACAAGTGATGAAGCATTAAAAGGTAATAGAAAGTTTGTTTGTATGGTGGCGCTCCCAGATGCCATGTTCCTTACTGCATTAACATCGTTTACTTGTAATAGGTTTGTTGTCTTTGGCCATATATTAAATTCAGAAATACCTAGCCCAGTAATAACTGTATCGTAATTGTGTGTAATAGCTGAGTCAGTAAGGTTAAGACCAACAGCAACCAAGTTGGCTTGCAAGCTACTGAACCCATCAAACTCTATAGTACCTGTAGTTAATGTTCCTGCATTCTTTCGATAGGACATTAAACCTTTTTGATATACTAAATCACCTACAATAGTTGAATCAGTAATAGCAGGGAAATAACCGGCTGTCGCATACTCGGTTCCAATGTCGTTATGAGTTGCAGGGTTAAAGGTAATGCGTCGAGTATAGTTTGTTTCGCCTCCACCGTTCCAATCGTGAGCAACCGGCCATACACCTCCTACATACTCAAATATATTATAGATGAAAGAAGGGTTAGTTATATTGTTTGCCCTCATTGTTTGGGCAATGCTTCCGCTATGGCTGTCAAAGGTTATAAACCTTGGGTCATTTGCCTCTACCTTAAAGAAGTATTTATAACTATAGTCAAACACACCGGCACTAATTCGCCTGACGCATCTTTGGCTGTACGGAGGAATGGTAAATGTATCTGTTGGGCTGGCGTATTCGTCTAGGTAGATAGTATAGGTGCGATCTGTTAAATTGTGCAGCTTGAAACAATTGTACTTATTATAAGTCGGCGGTAGAATTATGCTAGTACCAGAACCCATCCCAATTATATATTCTGCTACTGCATACTTATTTTCCTTCTCTGGCGCTGGTTGCGTGTATTCCCATATATGATACTCCGTGCCGCTATTTGTTCTGGTGTGAACCTTTAAGCTATTAATTAAATTAGGTGTACTGCTGCCAGCGATGTGGGCGTAACCATCAGCACTATAACTGGCAACTGTAGCAGCATCAGCAGCCGTGTCGTAACTGCTTTGTGAATGGTGCGTTGGTAATGTATCAAATGCGGAATATAGAATGCTGGTGCTTGATGCGGTATGTGTCCCGCCGGTTAGCCATGCAAACTCTGTACCCTTATATAGTATTGCATCTGCATCACGGCTGTCTGTAATGCCACCGCCTAGCTTTTGATTTCTTAAAAGATATGTAGACTTACCGTCTAGGGCTTTGTCTAATATAGAATCAGCTTCAGCCCATAGGCTGTTCATGGTTGCAGCCGTTGGGCTTTCGTTGCCGGATAATAAATCTATAGCCATACGGCTTTACCTGAACCGCCACCGCTACTACTACCGGCTGCAGTCCCTTCTATAATCGTTCCCTTAGTTGTCCTGCTAATTTTATTATTAACAGACTGTACAGGCATAAGGCTAAGTATAACTTCTCTAATCTGGTTATGCCATGAAGCCTCGGCGCTATTGCCTCGTAACTTTGCTGGTACTCTAATCATTAGTACAATGGGTAATCAGTAGATAACCAATAATTCAGCCACCATTCCTGACTACGTTCTGTTTGGCCTCCGACAGTATATGATATTTGTGGTGATTGCTTTAAGAAACCGAAATTCCATTTAGCGTCCGTACCTTTTAATATATCATTAGTACCGTTGTCGTGGTCATAACTACTCCGCGCTGCTCCGCTCATCGTTGCAGATATTTGCGGTGGTACGTTCTCGCCTTTTATTAATGCTGCCAAAGTCCAAACATTATCAACGCCAGCAGTAGACATTTTTAAATCATAATTAGTAGCTACAGTCTGGTTCTTTCTTAAAACATATTCAGAAGATAATATAGTCTCTTGATTAGCTAAATATTTATATAGTAATATTCTTAGCTTTTTTTCATGGACTGACAATGTGCCAGTTCCATAACTGCTAGTACCCTCGAAAGCTATTGTAGTTTCTAGTAAGGCACTTGCTACTGTTATCGCTCCGCTTAAGATTGCATCTACTTGCCTTTTAATTGTTGCTATATCTCTGGCACTAACTCCATTACTAACTCTAGGATTCTCTGCTATATGCCTTTGGGATTGCTGGCCCAATATCTCCCATGTAGTAGATGCTTGTGGAAGATTGTTAACAGGCGACATATCGTCGCTATCTATTCTGGCTGTTAACCTAGCAGTCGGGCCTTCTGTTACATAGTCAACCGACTTGGCGAATTGTGCATACTTCTTAGCTTGATATAATACATTACTCTTTAACCCTTCTACAGTTATTTCCTTAGACCAACCAGTACGATGGTCGAATGAATACCGTAGGCTTTGTGTTTGTGGTTTAGATGTTCCTGTTACAGTTGCCATTATCCGTATATACCTTTCTTCTCTATACCTTGCGGTTTATTAATTGCATCTCTAATCTGTACTTGAACGTCTAACTGTCGTTTAGCTATATCTGCTATACGTTTATCCAGACCGCCCATCCTAGCACCGGCCGCTTGCATAGAGCTTTTCGGTATATTGAATCCTCCCAAAGCTGTAGAAGTTTGTGAAGCGTTTCGTAAACCGTCTATAGTTTGTTGCAATCCAGCGCCCTGAGTTAATGCAGTATACATATCCTTTAACTCATTACTCTGTAGATGCTGATTAGCTTTTTGTATTAACTTAGTTTGTTCTGCTAATAGAGAGTTTAACTTTTCTTGGTCGGTTAACTTATTATAGTTGTTCTTTTCTACTTGCTCTTCAAATTTTAGTTTCTCTGCTGCTGCTTCTTTTTCTGCCTTGGCTAAATCATCGGCTGCTTTCTTAGCTGCCTTCTTTCTATCCTCTTCTTTCTTTGCATTCTCTAAACTTGCATCAACGCTACCAGCACCGGCTACATCCTTGGAACCGTATTTATTTTTATACCATTCTTGATATGCTGACTCTTGGCTTCTTATTTGTTCATTACTTCCTCCAGCCCATTGATATCTATTCTCTCCTGTTAACTCTGGCATAGAGCTATTAAGTGTCTTTCTATTTATTTTGTTTAATAAATTATCAACTGCTAAATTCATTCTAGCTAGTGGGCTTGGTCTGTTAGGTTCATCTGTAGGGCTTTTATCTTGGCCCATTCTCTGTACCCCAAACCAAGGAAACCCTTCCATTGATTTAGATATAGAATCCATCGCCTTGGGGAAATTATTCTGCAATCCCTCTAACCATGCAGCAGGGTCTAGTACTTTAAATTTATCTATAAAAGCCCCAAACAGAGTACCGCTCTGTACTTTTATAAATCTAAACAACTTACCCCACCGTTCTTCTAGTTTATCTAACTGGCCTATAGTCTTAACACTTAATACGCTCTCCTGTGTTTTCTGATATTCTATAAGTATTTTAGATAGGTTATTAATCGGCTCACCTAACAGCTTCATACCTACACCGATAGCAGCCGTGCTATTTTTACTGTGAGTTAATGCTACTGTTAATTGATCAAACATCTTATCGATGTCCTGACTCTTTAACATTTCCATAGATATACCTAACTGGTCAAACCATCCTATAAGCTGCTCGTTACCGGCTGCTGCTTCTTGGCTTCTTATAACTAAAGTCTTATAGGCATCTGCTACTACAGATATATCCATGCCCACATTCTCGGCTGCTATCTTTAGTAGTTGGGTTTTCTCTACACTTATACCCATCTTGCTGGCGAGGTTATCAATCTCATCAGCCGCAGAGGCGAAACCTTTAATAGCCGCGCTTATACCTCCCAATGCCAAGCCAGCGCCGACAAGCCCTTTAAGTTTGCCAAACTTCTTTTGAAACTTATCTACACCGCCTTCTGCTTTTTTAAGTCCCTGCTGAAACCCTTTAGCTTTTAGGCTTAGATATGCTTGTAGATTTACTGCCATGTTAGTTCATATTGTATCTGGATATATCTTTCTCCGACATATTGCCTACCCATTCCTCAAAGGCATCTTTCTGTTTTATTAATTCATCGTCTTCTTTTGTGTTTATAGTTAATACCCCATCCTGCTCTAGCAGAGTAATAACATCCCACATACACAAAGCGAGTGGTCGGTTTAATATTTCCTGTTCTGTTAGGTTTGTATTCCTGAGAAGTCTAACTTTAATAGATTGCGTGAACGGTGTTCCTACCTTGCCATCGTTACCGTTATCTTCTTTCCAGAATTTAGGGAAGTTAGAAAAGGAATCATCTATATACTCTTGGAAGGCTTGAGCGATTTCCTTAAAATCAAAATCGCCAATACGCTTAGACCATTTCTTTACCAGAGTAATTATATCATCCTCACGAACGAGCTTTAAAAACTCTTCATATTCATTACAGCAAATAAGAATAGCGGAATATAAATCTACTACATCTGCCTTGCCTCCAGATACGAAAGGGCTTTCCCAACGCTCTAGCAGTATATGATGACCGAGACTATAAGGGTGCAGCCGTTGGCCCAGTAATATTACCGGCTCTGGTATTGCCGCCTGATGGAAGTCTCTAGACACATTACTAATCTGCTACTGTAGTGCCTATATTGTTAACATCGGAACGGAACAAGCTCATACTAATACGAGCCTCGTTCTCATTGCTTCTACTTAACCTAGATTCTTTCAGTATATAAACACCGGCAGCGCCACTACCCTCAGCAGAGTCGATTTCCAGACCAGCTTGTGTATCAGTAACAGTTATAATAGTTCCGCTGTTTACCATAAATGCAGCAGACGAGGCTTGTGCAAGCGCGATAGTTGCCCCTGTAGGAACTACTTCTAAATCTAGAGTACGGGTTTGGTTATAGTATACGACAGAAATAACATCTCCATCCGCATCACGAATCTGTTTCTCGTCTGCGGTTACATTTAAATCCGCGCTCTGCGTCTGCGCTGTGACCGTACCGAAACCTGTATAGGTTACGCCTTCCAATCCCCAGAACACTCCTAAGCCTTTCAAAGTCGCCATGCCGTTAGTGTGTAGTTTTTAAATCCTGTTTCAAGTGACTCCCTTGTTATTCCACTTCTTTTTCTTCTCACCCTCAAGAATCTTGGTTATTTTCTTTCTAATTGTGGATGTTCTGTACTTCATTGCCACGGCCATAATCATACGTTCTCGCCCATGTTTCTGGATATAATCCACTAAGTTAGCCACATATACAAAGGTATCAAAAGTGTTGCCTCCCTTTATCTGCACCCTGCCTCTGCCTTTGTGTCGGCTGATGAATGCTATACGGTGACGCTTCGCAACCTTTAAAGCCTTAGCAGCCGGTAGCCATCCTGCTTTTGCCTTCCCTATTCTTTCAAATACCTTGGCCGCATACTGTCTAATGCTTGCCTCGTTCTTTACATAGAATCTTTTATTATTGCTGCTGACTCGACCGCGCTTGTTACGCATATTTTCATGGAACTTATCTGGCACTTTATTACCGGCCTGTCCTGCCTTGTCGTTAATTATATCCATCATCAGCATCCAGTTACCGGCCTTGTATGCTTTGCCTAGCCAGTCTTTAATCCTGCGATTCTTATACAGGTTAAGTTCTGTATATCGGTATATTACTTTTTTAAGGTCGCCATAGATAGCATCCTTACCGGCCTTCTCCTGTTTCTTTAAACTCTCCTTAACTACGCCAGAGCCGCCAGTAGTGGGCGGTGTTAATCTAATGCAATCAGTAACCAGTAGCCGCGCTTCATCTTTAATTAGTTTTTCTGTCTTGGTCTTTACAACTTCTTTAAGTTCTAGAACGGCAGATTCCCATGGGCCGGTATCCAAGTATATACCTTCCCTTTTGCTTTTAGGATTTAACCTTACTGGCATTACGAAGCGGAAACAATTATTCCAAAAGTTATATTGCCTACAGCGTATCTATTATCGGTAGCATTTGAAACAGAGTAGGCTTGTATACCGCTTACCAGTATATCCTCGTCGCTGGCATTAAGTGTGGTTACTAACCCATCATCCATAAACAAGTCTCTTATCTTCGCTACATTAGACTTGTGATTAGCCAGCGCGTTTGTTGCATCTAGATTTGTATTTATTGATACAATGCAATTAACTTCCCATACACCACTAACTGCAAACGACTCGGATGCTGCATCCACATAACAAGTAACATTATTTTCCTCTGTTATCTCGTCATCGATGCCGGTTCTAATTACTCCATGGTCGGTAAGCGATAGTGTGGCCGCGCTGATGGCATCGGTTATAACTTCGCTTAATGCAGCCTCTACCTTGGTATCAATATTATTATACGGAGCGCCCATTAGTCTGCTAGTGATGTAAGTTCAAACTCTAGTGTAGCGTTATCGGTTATAGTCACTTCTCCTACTCTAAACTTTAACGCTACTAATTCGGAATCATAAGAACTGGCTACCGTTATCTCGCTGCCTGTAGTCGGGTCGGCTATTCCGTCACCAGTAAACTGGCTTTTCTGAACAAACAAGTTTGCTCTGTACTCTGGAGCAAAACCGCCGACCTCTAAGTTATTATTCTTTTCTAGGGTCGAGATATAACCCTTAACCGTATTGCTGCCCCAAGTGAATGTAATATAGAAATCATTCGCCGCGCTTCCGAGGTCCGCACTAATTATACTTGCTAGGGTTGCCATCCTTTAAATTAAAAAGGAGGGGCCGTTAAGCCCCCCCTCGTAGTAGTTATGAGGGAACTATATTAAGCGCCCAAGTAGCCAACGGCGAACGAACCGTTATGCCGGTAGTTGATATCTAACATCATCGTAACAATCATTCTTACAACTCCCGTTGTTGCCAGAGTGTATGGGTCGATGACTACATCCAAGCCGCCAAAATTACCAATCATCAGGTCATTCCAGTTACCAAAGAAGTAGGCGGTATCTACAGCAGTAGTTCCGCCCGCTGTCGGGTCATCCAGATCGATAGCAATGTTATTAGTAATGAAGGCAGGGTAGGAGTTCATCGCCCCATCCTCAAACAAGAAACGACCAGAGCCGACATCCAGCGCAATCGTCTTGGCGGTGAATGCTCCCTTGGGCGAAGTGATATAAGCCAAAGCACCGCGAAGGGCGTTTTGGTCTGCTACCAATTTTTCCAAGTTTACAATCTCGCTGTATGTAGGTGCAGCGCCGAAGTCTACATCATTCGCTGCCAAGTTGGCTGCGATGTTAGCGTATAGACCAGTAGGTGCATCTGCATCAGCCGGAGCCGTTGTGCCAGTAAAGACAGCCTTATCGATTGCGTTAGCAGCCGTTACAACCAAGTCATTACGAACCACGTTTTCAATGTCTACAGATGATTGCTGAATCAACTGTTTAGACAGATTAACGTGCATAGCCAAGCGATGCGGAGTTAGCGTCACTTGGTCGAACGTCTCGGCCGATTCAACGGCTGCTGTATTCTCTCCTAGCCAAGTAGCAGTAGCGCCGCCAGACATCCGAGGAATAGACACGTTAGATGTAAGACCATCCAACACCGTTGCTCCTGCCTGAATAGCGACCGCCTCGTTACGAAGCAGATCGATAAAGCCAGACAGATCGGTAGCAATAGTATTACCACCGCCGGTAGCACTTCCAGCCGTCAAATCACGTTTGCCAAATGCACTCGTTGGAATACACAAACCATTAGTAGATCGACCTTGCGCCTTTTGTGCAGACTGCGAAACCTCTGCCTCATAGCCAGTCCATTTACCCTCGTTAATGAAATTGCGAACAGCGCGGGAAATAGAAAATTCCTCACGCTCTTTTACATTATCCAAAACGGGAGCAGTCTTGAGCGGCTCTGATTTCATTTTAGTATCCAAAATCCACCGGCTAAATTCGCCAGCAGTTTTGCCATCGTTGACGAAGTTTGTGGCATCGTCAATGCAACCATACTTAGCACCTAGTGTAAGTATATCCTTGGAACGCTTAACAGCATCGGCGGTACGTCTTTCAACTTCCGCAACGATGTCAATTTTAGGCTCCTCGTTTTTAATTTCCGTTTTAATATCTGACATAGTATTTAATTCTTTTTGCGTATTAGTCTCGACTGAACGGCCAACGCCTGACCCTTTCCAATCCGCAGCAATCGAGGCTATGCTGATTTCTAAAGGCTCCCATAGTGTAGCACGTACAGTTTCCACACCGTTGCGCTGTTCTAGTTTGCTCTTTAGAATATAATAACCTACAGAAATCCCTTTCCGTATTCCGGTTCTTACATCCTCAAATATTTCTTGCGCTCGCTGGCTAGTACCAAAACGCACTACAGCGCGGCCGGTCTTATCACCATCTATCCGCGCTTCTTCTACTACTCCCACTTGGTCATCAGCATTATGATTAACCAGAAGCGGTGCGCTATTGTTAAGTCGTTCAAGTTTAACGCTTGTAGGTGTATGGTCTAGCACTTCCATTCCATAACCGCGCTCTACTGGAAACTCTGAACTAAAGGCAAGGTCTACAGTTCGCTCCTCATTGTTAATAGCTTCCGCTTTAAATTCTATTTCACGCCTTACTATTTCCTTACTGCTAGACCTATCGTCATCCTCGTAAGAATTTTTAGGAGGATAGTGCGGCCCTTCATTAGGTGCGTCTGGTTGCAACATAGGCGGCGGCGGTGCTTTCTCCAAAGTAATAGTCATAGTGCTATCGTCCTCTGTAACACCTACTACATGTCTGGTTTCTACATCACTCATCTGCGGGAATAGTGGCGGGTATCTTTTCTGTTTCAAGTTTCTTGGGAGAGAAACCATTTATAGCCTTTAGCATCTTCATAACGGTTGGCTCATCTAGGCCCAACGATATTAGCAATTCTTTCCCTGCCTCGGCTGGCATTGCTCCAGATGTTATTTGTTCTATCACCGAGAGCGCCGCTTGTATTTGTGCGCCATTCAGCGCCGAAGTTGGTTCTACAGATAAGTTATCTGGCTTATCCTCTGACTTCTTTTGCGGTTTGTTGGTGGCGGATTTTGCCGATTGATTCTTTTCTGCCGGTTCATCTTCATCGTCATCTATAACCGTGCCTTCTATGGTATCAAAGACTAACCCTTTATCTGCTGCCAGTTTCTTGTCGGCTGCTATTGTTGAATATATATCGTCTATGTCGCCACCAGTATAATTAATGATATTCCTTTTAGCCTCTAGACCGTTATTCATTGCAAGGATGTTGGCTTGCATATCCTTTAGAGGGTCAACCCAAGGCCAGCGCCTAGCACACCACTTGGGCTTATTCATCTTCTCCATTTTAGTTATGTTAAATGGGAACACGCCACTCAATATAGATGCCTCTAACCATGCCTCGAATACAGGTTGCACAAATGAATCTACAAACCAGTTCTGAACAGACTTGTAATGCTCACGCTCCTCAAACAGACCGGCCCTAATGCTACTATAGTTCACACCTTCCAAGTCATTGGCCAAAGTGTTGTAGGATATATTCAAGCCAGCCGAGATGCCGCGGAGTGTAGACTTAACAAAATCCTTATAAGCTGTAGTCGGATGTGTAGGATTCCATTCTTGGAAACTCATACCAGTAGGAAGCTCTTCGATTGTTCCCGGCTCAGATTCCATAATAAGATTATAGTCTGTATCTTCTTCGCCGGTATAGTTTTCTGCGTTTGCATCCTTGGTAAGAAAACCCATCTTACTTGCAGCTACTCGACTAGCTACTAATTCGGATTCCTCATACCCTGCCAACATCTGCAACCGAGTCATAGCACTTACCATCCAAGGCACACCTCTGGTCTGGCTAATGCGTTCAGAGTTATATAAATGAATTATATCATCTGCATTTATTCTAGCCCTTCTTCTACTGGTGTCAGAAGTTTCGCCGGGATGTGATGTTAGTATATGATAGGCATTAGGTCTGCCCATGCTGTTTAATTCTACACCCATGCGAATTTCACCGCCGTCCTGCATTTTATAATTGTTATGATGCAGGTCTAGCATATCTGCCTCTATCAACTGAACGGCGAAACCGTGTTCATTGTTATAACCTCGCAGGAGTTGTAACAGTACATCACCATCCCTAACCGTAGAACGTAATGCCAGTTTACATATATCAATCCAGCTTTGTCTGCCGGTAGGTGTTGTGTGCTTTCTCTTACACCACTTATTCCATTCCCGCTCTATAACCCTGTTAGCTTGTTCATCATATTGCAGAGGCGCATCCTCTACCTTCATTTGTAAGACTATACCTTTAGAACCAATTACATTAGCATCCATCCCACATAGATAACGCCTTACATAATCGTTATTCCTTTCCAGCTCCCTACATCGGTTTCGGAGTTTCTGTAAATCCCTTCTTACTTCCTCGTCACCTGTAGTGGTAGGGTTTAGCCAATCGCCAGTCAGTCGGCTTGATATAGCTCCCGAATAACCTCTGGCCTTTTTAATCTTTCCATAACCGTACCGCTTTAAAACTTTTTGAACTAGATTCATTTTAATAAATGCTATACTCTGAATTAGAAGTTACTTTGTTAAGATGATTAAAACGCGCCTTGATTACTCGGCCGCTACCATGCTTGTTAGCCAAGCGGCGTTTGCGTTCCTCCTTATCTAACTTCTCTTCATATGTACTTAGAATATCCACTAACTCGCTAACAGGAATCTTATTAATACTTCTGCCGCCTATAGAATAGTTTTCGATATCTGCATCCACTCGGCCCTCTAGTACCGATTGGATTTTGCTAATCATTAACTTGGCATGGGTACGCAGATCGGTAGTGGCGCTGGTAGCCAATCCGTTTAAGTTTTGATTAACAACCGTTACACCATTATCGACTACAAATCTTTGGGTAGTCTTGGTTACATATGCTTGCCAAGTATATTCGCCGGTCGTGTAGTTCGCCGTGGTCGCGGCTGCTACAGTTATCTCCCAAGCTGAATTGCTACTGTTAGCAGAGCCGGTAATATCAAAGCCCGTGCCTGTTACGCTTCTAAAACTATAACTGAGTACCCAACTATCAGCCGGTGTATAATCGCTAATTGATTTATTCCATCTGAACGTATCCCCTTGCCAAACTTTGTAAGGTTCTATCTCTGGTACAGTTGCCGCCATCCCCTTGAAACTAATTCAAATCTGCCCTGTTTCAACTACGCCACCCTTGAACGAATGAGCCTTGGCCCTTTAATCGCTTTGTATTTGCGCGGAAACTATCCCCTGCTGGCATTTCTTTAACTGGTGGAGTGGTTACAGCATCTGGCTTTAATTCGCCCTTAGACGCAATTTTTTTAAAGTTTGGATTAATGATAACCATAGCGGCCATTGAATATATTCTAACGTCTAGCGCCTCGTTTCTCCTGCCTTCTTTTAAAACCCACTTGCGATTCCTGATACCGGCCTTGGTTTTGATAACGCATTTCTCAGCGGTTAACTGATTAAAGTAATCCTCATGGTAGCCACCAGTAAATGGCCAATGACAATAGCCGTAACCCTCTTCCTCAATACGCAGTCTACCATATACAACATCCTTGGCGGTGTCGGTTCCTATGCCAAACAACCTTACACCCCTCACGCTTGACTTGCTTGGCCTATTTACTAAAGGTCTACCGAAACCTCCTACCCCTTTAATAGCGTATACATTCCTAGGTTGGCGTGGCTTTACAAAATCATATACATCCTTTGTTAGATAACCCGAATCGATACATACAGATGCTATTGGCAGCTCCCTGTTATCTTCTGTTGTATATCTTCCTATTAACCATTTATCTAACTGTCGCCATATTTCTCGTTGTGATGGGTCGCCGTATATAATCTTATACTCTATGCCCCAACACTCTTCATCCAAACCCCATCCGACTAGCTCGGCCTCTATTCGGTCTGCCTGTACATCTACCCCAACTGTTAAAACTAGAACGCCTTTAGGCACATCGCCTACATATGCTTCTCGTCTGCTTTCCAGATAGTGGCTGTCTATAGTTGTTTCCAGTTCCTCCCATGTCTCAGCAAGGAATGTATTAATGAAAGTCTTTAACCCTTCCGGCCCTTTCTTCTTTGAATCCAGAAAGCCAGCAGCCGCTTGGTGTAGTCGGTCATTGAATCCTCTCTTGGCAGGGAACAAACTACATAACCCATTCAATTTATAACCGCGCTTACCTTTGAACGGTTCGGTAGCTCTCCATTCGCCAGCGGCTACCATCTGCCTTCTATCATTATCATCTAGCTTCTCTTTGCAATGTTCACAAACTATATGGGCTGTCTCTGGTTTATCTTTTTCCCATATTACATTCTTCCAAGCTAAGATCTGAAACTCGTTACACTTTGGGCAGGGAACAAACCATTCACATTTATCTGTTACGTTATATTCATTCTCTACCTTACTTAAATCTTTAATGGTAGGAGTAGATGTTTTAATAATAACTGCATTGGGGAATGTATCGGTACGGCGCTCTGCCAAACTTATAGGGTCGCCCTCCGCTCCTGCGCTGGCAGGGTATCTATCTATCTCATCACATAGTAGAACGCGAATAGGTCGAGCCGCTAAACTGGCAGGGCTGTTAGCACCGGCCATAGTTATATGACCGCCTAGAAACCTTTTATGTAATAACGTGTTACCGCTATCTCTACTCTTCGCATTACTAACCGCATTCTTTAATTGTGGCGTATCTCTTATCATCGGAGCCAAACGGTCTTTGCTCCAAGTGTCCGCCATCTCTAATGTTGGTTGTATACATAATATAGGGCTAGGGTCTTGGCATATAAAGTAGGCTACTATATTATTTATAATCTCAGTCTTACCCGTCTGGCTTGCCCACATTAAAGTTATACTTTGTACAGCAGGGTCTTTAACTGAATCCATTGGGCCTTGCTGGTAAGGGGCTATGTTTAAACGAAACATACCAGCACGGGCGCTGGCTTCACTAGATAGGATTCTATAACGCTCGGCCCACTCGCTAACCGTCAACCTCGGCGGAGGTTCCCACACTCTGAAGTTGTAATTCAGACTCTGTAACGTCGGGCCGAATTGCAGATTCAATTTTCTGTAATCGTGCAAGCTCATTTAATATTTCGTCTGTTGCTTGTTCATCTAATGGCGATTGTAATATCTTTGCACGACACGCTGTAAATATATCCTGCATATAACGGTCTACTAATACCTTTGGTATCCAGTTGCCTCTTACTATATCTAACTCTGCTTCCAGCTTTAAGCATTGTGCAAGTATACGCCTCCTTTTTAGATCGCCTTCATCCTCATACTCAGAACCTTTTAAACCGTGATTCCTTATAAAGCCAAGCCACTCGCTTATATCATGCTGCCCGTTACTCTTGGCCTTGGGCGCTTCCTCATGCTTTGCCCACTTGACTACACTTGACCTACTAACATTTAATATCTTTGCAAGCTCTACATGGTTCTTAGCTAAACCATTTTCTGCTACTACAGTCTTACCGGCTACGGATAATAGATAAGCTCTTTGGGAACTTGTTATACCCTTACCGTCTTGTAGCTTCTTATAAGCTAATGCCGCATCAGCTTCTAATAACTTCCCTGCTAACTCTGGTGTTATAGAACTCACTTATTAGTATTATAATTTCCAGCCATAGCCTAGGTTTAATACTAAGCTATGGCCGTGGTATACCCCGCGCTCGCGAGGAATGTAAGGCAACTGTTTAATGTATTGTTAAACATTCTTACACTACCAAAGTCGGTGTAATGCCTGTAGCATCTTTAAATCTTTCTAATGTTATAGCTACATAAGCAGGTGAAATTTCCATAGCTAAACATCTTCTCTTTTCATTTTCACTAGCCATTAGTGTGGTTCCACTTCCGTTAAACGGTTCATATATAATATCATTTTCATCTGAGTATGCTTTTATAAAAAAAGAAGGCAGGGTTATAGGGCTGGCAGCGCCGTGGCCTAATGCTTCTGTATTTTTTCCCATCCTTAAAACATTGCTTGGGTAAGCCATATCTAAACCCTTAACTGCGTCTGGCATTATATCACTATTAACGCCTTGATTCTTACTAAGGTTAGGACCTGTTAAACCTTTGCCGTCGTTCATAGAAGGATGTACCCCACCCGTCAGGCTTAAAGGGTGTGTGTTTTTATGCATTACATTTTCTCTATTAAATTTAAACTTACCTTTAGCAAAGTGAAACACCGGTTCCCATCCGTTTTTAAATCTATTTACTACTGCTTTAGGAGTGCCGCCGTGTGTCCATACATATTCTTCTATAAACTTCCAATCCCATTCTCGTACATGGGCTATAGTTAAATCCTTAACATATAAGTGGCGTTGTCCGTCTTCACAATGTTCTTTAATATTCACAAACCAAGAACCGTCATTCGTTAAATAGCTTGCCACATTATCTGATACTTGCTTAAACCATTCTATATATTCATCAGGTTGAACTGGTTTAAATCCGCTGCTCTCATCGTATTTCCTTTGGCTTGCATAAGGTGGAGAGGTCCAAGCTACAGTAGCTTTTAATTCGTTATTATTTTGAACGCTAAATAATTTAGATACACTTTTTTTATCCCTGCAATCTCCGCACATTAAGAAATGCTTACCTAAACTCCATATTTGATTATCGTCTGTTTTCCATTTGCTACGAAGTTCTTCGCCCCTGTCTATACTAGGAGTTTCATTTTCGTCTTGTTCTATAGGTTCATCTGGAAAAAGTTCTTCAATAGATAACTCGTCGAACCCTGTTAAATCTAAATCGAAATCATGTTCGCGTAATTCGTTTAATATACTTTCTACTCCTTTAAAATCTAACTCTGCTAATTCAGCTATTCGATTGTCTGCCAATAAATGTGCTAACTCTTCTGCCTCGTTTTCAAAGTCTTGATAGTCTACCGGAACCTTAGTTTCATTAAGCACTTTAGCGGCTGCTAGTCTACCATGACCGCTAATTATATAACCTGACTTGTTAGAAACGGTTATAGGGTTGCGCCATCCTTGGGCCTTAATGATTCTGGCTAGTAGATTAATCTGCCTATCATCATGCTTGTTAGGATTGTTAGGATGCTCAACTAACTTGATAACATCGACTAACTCCGAGTGTGTACAGTATACCTTGATTGCTGCTGACATAAATTATGTTTCTCCCTTTGTATATCTTGCTCTAACTCCTTCATTTCCCTTAACTCTCCGGCCTCTTTATGGTGATTTATAATGCCTCTACCGAAATCCTTTGGCTGGCTTCGCTTAATCATATCGTAATAATCCCAACCGATTAGCTTTATAGCCTCATCACTTACATACTTTGCCAGCACTATACGGTCTGCATGGCGCTTGTGTTGCTTGCATAATACATTAACTGGCCGTCTATATGTCTTAATATCTATAGTCAGGTTGCCTATACGGAAGTCACACTCATCGCCGCCACCCTTTAAATCCTCCCATGTAAGTGGCAAAGCATATACTGCACTAAATGCCACCTCACCTAGTAACCCTATATACTCATGGTTAATCGAGAGTGGCTTGTAAGTTGATTGGCCGATGTGGTTTCTATATCTCTCGACACTATACGCCTTGGCTGTTTGCTGCCAGTTCTCACATATCTGTACTAGGATACTAGTAGCCAATTTAGGGAAGAAGTATTAGTTAATTGAATAGTGGGGAAGTGCTTTGTGTTTTTTAACTAGAAATTGCTTGCAGCCACATGACC